TTAAGGATCTATTAGGGGGTGGTGCGCCTGCTCCCGCTGCACCTACCCCTCCAGCACCAGTTGCTGCACCAACTCCAGAAGTAGAAGCTGTTGCACCTCCTGCACCAGAAGGTGTTGTAGACATCGAAGTACCTGCGACACCAGTACCTAAAATTGTCATGGATGCTGCAGGAAACATCACACTCGTAGAGGAATGATTTGATGAACGAACAGGAAACTTACGAATATCTTGTTGATTATCTTGTAGAGAATGGTTTTGCAGATCGTGAAAACGCAGACAAAATCATTCTTCACATGAGTGAAGAGTGGTATTCTGAAATCATTGAAGCCTCATGTGGTTCTTCTCCAAAAAGATATAAGGGAGGAAGTGCAGCAAAACCAGGACCCGATAAAAATCGTGTCAAACCCATGGGTGAAGAAGCATCAGATGCGATGAAGGATCGCCGCATGGAACGTGGTGGTGTTGGTGGTAACCAACGCTATGATCGTGCTCCAAAGGCACCCAATACCAAGAAGTTTGGTACTGGTAAGACCATGGCTCAAAAAGAGATGGAAAAGAAATATGGTAAAGGCAAGTCTGCCATGGACATTGTGAGAGCAGATATCACTGCCAAGTATGGTAAAGGCGCCATCATGGATAAAAAATAGGGACACTTCCCAAAGTTGCACAGGGGGTCCTCGGACCTCCTTTTTTTATGGTTATAATAACTTCAGTTAAAACAAAACACATGTCCATGTCTCCTGAGTACATCATCACTTCTCTCCAGAACCTTTATGGTAGTTCTGTGAGTTCTGGTGACATCCGTGCTTGGTGTGCGATGAACGATTGCAATTATCAAACTATCACCAACAAACTGAAAGATTGTAAAGTCGGTCGTGGGAAGTGGAATCTGGAAGTAACCAAAGAGACCGTTCAGGATCTCGAAATGACTTATACTGCCCCTGCGGCAATGCCTGCTATCCAACAAAACCTTATTCCTCAAAAAGATGATACCTTCGTCAAGTTTGGTAATTTTTCAGATATTAAAAAAATTATTGAGTCCCGTCTTTTCTATCCAACGTTCGTTACGGGTCTCTCTGGTAACGGCAAAACGTTCTCTGTTGAACAGGCGTGTGCCCAACTCAAGAGGGAACTCATCCGTGTAAACATTACTATTGAAACCGATGAAGATGATCTTATTGGTGGTTTCCGCCTTGTTAATGGTGAAACCGTCTGGCACAATGGCCCAGTCATTGAAGCACTCCAACGAGGAGCTATCTTGCTTCTTGACGAGATCGACCTTGCCTCTAATAAAATTCTCTGTCTCCAAAGTATCCTTGAAGGAAATGGAGTCTTTCTTAAGAAAATCGGGAAGTTCGTCCAACCGAGTGCAGGTTTCAACGTCATCGCAACCGCAAACACTAAGGGTAAAGGTTCAGACGATGGACGATTCATTGGAACTAACGTGCTCAATGAAGCCTTCCTTGAACGATTCCCTGTGACCTTTGAACAGGAATATCCTACTCCTGTTCAGGAAACCAAGATTGTTTCTAACGTTGCAATGTCTCTCGGTGTTGATGATGCAGACTTCTGCAAACGACTTGTAGATTGGGCTGACATCATCCGCAAGACTTTCTATGATGGTGGCATTGAAGAAATCATCTCTACCCGTCGTCTGGTTCACATCATCCGTGCTTATTCCATCTTCGGTGATAAAGCTAAGTCCATTGGAGTTTGTGTGAATCGTTTCGATGATGAGACCAAACAATCCTTCCTGGAACTTTACGACAAAGTTGATGCAGATTTCGAGATGCCTTCCGAGGATTCTGTTGACGTACAGACTTTCTCTTGATATAATTTGAAGAGGTAAACATGACCTTTGTTATGGATAACACGTTTGACCTTAAACTCATGAACAACGATCCAAATCGATACAAGTATAGTGAGGATTCAATTCTCAAAGAACTAACCGATTATATTTCTGGTACATATAACCAACATTATTCTGCTGGAACTGATAAGATTCAAACACTTGATCTTATCGATGCCTGTGGTGATGCTGAAGCATTCTGCAGATCCAACATCCTCAAGTATGCCTCTCGTTATGATAAGAAAGGCACTGCACGTCGTGACATCATGAAGATTATGCACTATGCTGTTCTTCTGATGCATTTCAGCGACAAATCCACCACCCGTGAAGAGTATCCCAATCGATGATTCAAAACATGCAACTCTCTGAAAAGACCATCTCCCTTCTGAAGAACTTCTCAGGTATCAATCAATCCATCCTGTTCAAAGAAGGTAATAAACTCCGCACCATTAGTGTGATGAAGAACATCCTTGCAGAAGTGCAAGTTGATGAAGAATTTGAACGTGACTTTGGTATCTACGATCTGAACCAGTTCCTGAACTCCATGTCTCTCTTCAAGGATCCTCAACTGGACTTCAAACATGAGAGTTATGTCACTATCCGTGAGGGTAATACTCGTTCTAAGTATTTCTTCGCAGATCCTGCAGTGATCGTGACTCCTCCCGATAAGTCCATCACTCTTCCTTCCGAGGATGTTTCTTTCTCCCTGAATACTCAACAACTGGACAAACTCCTCAAGGCTGCTGCAGTCTATGGTGTTCCTGACCTGTCTGTTGTTGGTGAAGCTGGTGTGATCAAACTGGTCGTTCGCGATAAGAAGAATGATACCTCTAACGATTTCAATATCGTTGTTGGTGAAACCACTGATACCTTCACTCTGAACTTCAAGGTGGAGAATATCAAAGTTCTTCCTGGTGCTTATGATGTGGTGATCTCCCGTAAACTTCTGTCACGATTCCAGTCAGAAGACAAGAATCTGACCTATTATATTGCTTTGGAACCCGATTCGACATACGATGAATGAGTACATTAACTAGGATGAGGATTGTAGGCAGTGTTGGCGTTATCATTGCCTACTTCGTTATCCTTCACGTAAACGTCCTCTGGGGTGTTGTTATCAACTTCACCGCAGATCTAATTTCAATTCCTTACTTTGCAAAGACTAAGGCATGGGACGTGGTAATTATGCTATCGTTTCTGCTTACGATCAGCATCAGTAAACTAATTTCATGAATGCAAATAATCTAAGGATCATAGGAAGTGCCAGTTTGTTGATTGGTTACTTCCTTCTTCTGTATCTGGATGTTAGAATTGGATGTACATTCAGATTGGTAGGGGGATGCTTCATGCTTCCCTTTGCAATTTCGATCAAAACCTGGGATGTTGTTGGTCTTCAGACCTTCTTCGCAGTAATTGATGCATCGAAAATTATCCAACTTTCATTATGAACATCTTTGTCACTGACCCCGATCCTTTGAAGTCTGCTAAGGTTCTTCCTGACAAACATATCGTCAAGATGCCACTGGAGACTTGTCAGATGCTTGCTATTGTATGCTCTGACAAATGGGGTCACGGATTCGGCACTCTTCCCAAGGCGGATGGTACTCCCTATGCCACTGAGAAGGGTGCCTTTCGCAATCATCCATGCACTATTTGGGCAAATGCTTTTGTAAGTAACTGGAGATGGTTGCTTGCTCATGGATTTGCATTGTGCAATGAATACTCACTGCGGTATGGTAAACCACATACCTGTTTCAATACTCTTCAGGCTGCAAATGAGATTCTTCCCTGTGTAGACTCACAAGGTCGTGGTGGTGAACCAACACCTTTCATATTTGCAGGACCTGACGAATTCAAGTATGATGAGTCCGTTGACATATACACGAAGTACAAGATGTATATTTCATCCAAACCTTGGGTAAAGGATAATTACCTCCGACTTCCACAACGTAAACCTAACTGGGTTTGATTTATTATGAACAACACTGACTTTCTTTGGGTCGAGAAATATCGTCCTCAGACCATCGAAGATTGTATTCTTCCTGACAACGCTAAAAAGATGTTTCAGGAATTCTTGAATAAGAAAGAGATTCCCAACCTTCTTCTTTCTGGTCCTCCTGGTATCGGTAAGACTACAGTTGCGAAGGCTCTCTGTAACCAACTTGGAGTAGACTACTATGTCATCAACGGATCCGACGAAGGTCGATTCCTGGACACTGTTCGGAATCAAGCCAAAAACTTTGCATCGACCGTCTCACTTTCTGCAGCTGACGCAAAACACAAAGTCATCATCATTGATGAGGCTGATAACACAACCCATGATGTTCAACTCCTACTACGGGCGAACATTGAGGCGTTTTATAACAACTGCCGATTCATCTTCACCTGTAACTACAAAAACAAGATCATCGAACCCCTCC